GTTGTTCCGCCGAAAAACTTTTAGCACCAACGTTTTATAATTAATCCTAATAATGAAAGGCATTATCATGGCTGATACCATCCCCCACCAGGACGCTGTTGAAGGCGTTATTGGTCAGTCGATTCGAGCTGAGCGTGTAACGCAGAATGCCAACGACGAACTTCTCTATGCTGACCGTGGTACCGCGACCATCGCATCCCCGACCGCACCCAGCGCAACGTACGTTCAGGCTGAAGTTGCTTCACTGAAGACCGCCGTAGATGCCATCCGCGTAGCACTCATTGCTTCGGGCGTTACGGTCTAACTTTTAAACCAACGCACCACCTGCATTAAATCCCCGGCGGGACAACTCTTTATATTTTTCGGCATCCTAACATTAAGCTAAGGCTGCAACACCCCCTATACTTTTCAAAGGAAAATCTATGTCTGTAGATCTAGTAGTAAATCGGTTCGCCGACATTCAAAGTAACATTGGTGCCGGAGCACTTGCTTGGTGTAAGTCCGATAATATTCTGGCTATCCAGACTGAACTCGGTGGAGATTGGATTCCATATCTTCAGGCCGGAGCATTCTACACCGCAGTTCCTCTGGCGCCCTCCTCTCTTGCACACAACGCAAGTGCTGATGTTGCCATCACGCTTCCCCCTGGAAAATTTACACAGTCACCTCAGGTACTGGCACTTGTAAGTTCAACAACTCGATATGTCTTGGCTGTTAAATCAGTAACTAAGGATCAGGTTGTAGTTCGAGTTAGCAACTTCTCGGGCGTAGCGTCAACCGATGTTGCACCATATATTCGTCTGACGGTTCTTCAGACTTTTGTCTAAGTAGCAACAACACTCCTTATATTTTTCGACAAACAAAACTACCCAAGCCTGGGTAACGAACCAACGAAGGAAGGAACCACATGCCCGATTCTAAATCTGAAGATGAGCGCGAAGCTGAGACTTCGGCGTTGATTGCACGACTGCTCGACCCTAACGATGTGTATGATGCACATCACGGAACTGATCGTTCTCCTGAGTCCTTGGCTTGGGTTGAATCTCATGACCCAGAAACTTTTGCGCGGGTTACTCAAAAGATTGCTGAGGGTAAGTAATGCCTACAGCACCTTGGACCGCAATCAATAACACGCCTAACAAATCTATTCGTCAAGATGTTGCTCGTAGAGGTGCATGCCTCCACCACGCAGCTATGACGAGCCTTGATGGACTACGTCGTCTTGAGATGGGTGCAAAGCAGGTCTCATCAACCGCTATCATCAAGGATCATAACATCGAGCGTATGATGCCCGATGAAGCATTCCGAGCTTGGTCATTATCAAGCGCCTTTTGGGATTCAGCACTTCGATCAATCGAAGCCTGTAACGAATCGGTTATTGGCTGGACGGTTTCCGATGAGACTCACTGGGCAATGGCAAAGGCTGTCGCATATTGGTCGGAGATCGAAGGCTGGTGGCCTCACCGTGATGGCCCTCGCAACACCTGGACGGTTATCACCCACAGTGAAGTCTACACCATTCACGGCGCATCGTATGCAACCGCCTGTGCTGGTGGAGTCAATGCTGATCTAGTAACGTCTCGCGCACAAATGCTTCGCGGTGGCGGTGCTGCTCCTGCAGGCATCCCCATGGCTCCAAGCTCTAGCGTATCGGTAGTGCCAAGATATAACGTCCCGACGGCTGTTAACTTCGCATACGGTTTGACTAAGGCTGCCCAGCTTGCAATGCAGCAGGCACTTACCCGCCTTAAACGTTACACTGGACTTCAGGATGGCGACTTCGGTTCCATGTCAGTCATTAGTATGCAGCAGTGGCTCAAGGATTCGGGATACCTTCCGGCTGGATATTTGGTCGATGGTAAACCTGGTGGAGTCTATGGTGAAGCTCTCCATGACCTCGCCGATAAATACGGTTATACCGGATCCCACATTGGGCTTCCCGGAGCAAACGTTTCTGCAGCACTTGAGAAATGGGCTGCATCTATGGCTCCGGTCTTGGCTGCTCCGAAGCAAGCATCTCCATATTCGGTAGGTCCCGTCATTCGCTCAGGTAGCGACTGGTCAATCAGTCTTCCCCAAGGAGAACTTGCTAAGCGCATTTGTCGTGAGCTTATCAAGAAGGGTCGTCTCCCAGCCAACTACAACAACGATGGCGATCCGCAGCGTGCATTCGAAGCAGCAGTCCAAGAAACTTTGAACGTTTCAAAGGTCTTCACTGGATCTAACGATGGCAAGCTTGAGCGTGGTGGCGCATTTGGTGTCCAGGATTACGGAAACCGATTTGCTAGCTATATTGCTCGAGGTGGACTTCGTGACGGTCGTCTTGGCGTATTCTCTTGGCTATGCTTTGCCGAAGGTTTAGTTGGCTAGATGTTTACGTCAATATTAATCAAAGCCATGGTAGCATCCGAGGATCCTATTACAGCATTGATTGCTCGCGACTGGGCTGCCGTTGGTGGTTGGTCGCTGTTTATAGGTCTAGTTCTCACTGTAGTTATTGGTTCATTTAAGGGTTGGTGGGTTCCGGGCTGGATGTATAAAGCTCAGGCCAAAACTCTAGATGAAGCTATGGCTCAGAACCGTACTCTGCTCGTCACGGCAGATATTACGAAACACTTCTTTGAGGCTACGACACCGAAGAGTGGAGGGCTATAATGAACTTTTTTAGAAAGAAGAATCAGGTTGAAATCAAAGATGCCCATAAATCGGCGGACGATGCAGCTGAACAACTAAAATCTCAAAGAATATTAGTTACTACAACCTCTGCGTGGCTTGCACGTAGAAAAGAACAAAATGGTTTTGGAACGGATTTCGAATACACACTTCGTCCTAGGGAATCATAATGAATGAAGACTGGATTACTAAAATAATGTTTAATTGGAACACGGTTGCATGGGTTAGCACCAACCTATTAATCGCATATATCGCTGTCATGTTGGTAGTATTTGTTACCGGGTATTATGTACTGTTTAATCCAAAAGTAACAACTGCTGGTCGTTACATCTTTCGGTTCTTTATTTCTCTTATCGCGGTAATTGGACTGGTTTTCATTAGCCTATTCGTTGATCCTATAGCCAACAACACGTGGTCTATGTATCCTCAAGATACAGCCTTTTGGCGACCTACGGTAAGACTAGTTGGATACGCGTATGTAGCGTTTACGATTACAAGCCTTGCCATTCTACTCATTGTTCGAAAGTGGCATCCACACAAATTACGTACAGCTAGTGACTACGAATTTGTAAAGACGCGACAGGAACATAACGATATTTAACATTACGTGGGTTAACTTCACCCCGTGGAGGTAGGGCTTTCACTAAGTAAGTACCGCTACGTGCGGGGTAGTCTCGATATGGATCCCGACTACCCCGCACGCCTTTCCTTTTTCACAAAGCTGGGACTTTGCTGATGGAATACTGGATTTCCAAAAAAAAACAGGTGTCATCAGCCTATTCTCCTTTCAAGAGGTGTAATCCTGTCGGGTTGCACTCGGAGATCCAGTGTTCCTTCAGTAAGTCCCAACCAATACTAGTTCATATCCTCGGAGGTGATGATCTATGGCAGTACGCCGCCAGACACAAGAGTCTAGCTTAAGTAAGCGCCCTCCAGCGACAACCCCCGAAGCCCGAGAGCGACAATTAGTTGCTGACGCTATGGATCTCGCAGAACGGCAAATTCGAGAAGGTAACGCTTCAGCCCAAGTCATTACTCACTTTCTAAAAATCGGAAGTGGTCGTGAAAAGCTCGAACGTGAGAAGATCGAACAGGAAAACGAACTGCTCAAAGCTCGAATCGAGAACCTTGCTGCGGGTAAGGATATTCAAGAGCTTTATGGTAATGCCATTAACGCTATGCGAATGTACTCCGGACAAGAAGTTGAGGCTGACTATGACGATTAGATCGTATACCGAAATGCGTAGACTACACACGTTCGAAGAGCGATTTGATTATCTATCACTTCGAGGTCGAGTTGGAGAGTCAACCTTTGGATATGACCGTTATGTGAACCAAGAGTTCTATCGATCAGTTCAATGGAAGCAAATGCGAGATCGCGTTATCGCTCGAGATGAAGGTTGCGACTTAGGCATTGATGGATACGAGATCCATGATAAGATCTTGATTCATCATATGAACCCTATGAAGTTGAGCGACATTGTCGATGCTAATGCTGTGATTCTCGACCCAGAATTTCTTGTGGCGGTTACACATCGCACACATCAAGCCATTCACTATGGTGATCGAAATATGATCCGACAACCGTTTGTCGCTCGTAGAGCTGGAGACACTAAGCTCTGGGGTTGATACCTAACAATGAAAGGAGGCTGACATGGCCACTGAGAGTATTCTAACATCTACAAAAAAATTGCTTGGTTTAGCAGCGGATTATACTGAATTCGATGTTGACATTGTCATGCATATTAACTCGGCGTTTGCGACACTTCATCAGCTAGCAGTTGGGCCGACAAACAGTCTCTACATTGTAGATGCCACGTCTACCTGGACTGAGTTTATCGAAGGTCAACTTAACATTAATTCGGTTAAGTCGTATATCTACTTTAAAGTCCGGTTGGCATTTGATCCGCCGGCAACATCTTTTGCTATAACATCAATGGAAAATATGGCAAAAGAGCTTGAGTTTAGACTAAATGTAGTTATGGAAAACATATTACGACCGGTCTAATATTACATATTAATACAACATGAGAGGAGTACACATGTCCGACCAAACAGAAGACTTCTTTAAACACTTTGGCATCCCCGGAATGAAGTGGGGCAAACGCAAAAGCCGAGGCGGACGTAGCTTTGTCACTACCGAACCTGACGGCCAAGGTGAAGTTCGAAGTACTCGATCCAATACCGTGCATCTTAGTAACGCGCAGCTTCAAACGCGAATTTCTAGAATGCGGCTCGAAAACGACTATAGTGCATTGACTAAGCCTGCACCTAAAGCTGGTCAGAAGTTTGTTAGTAGCGTTCTAGCGGACTCGGGTAAGAAAGTTGCTAGTAAGTATGCTAGCGAATACGCGATCAAAGGTCTAGACAAGGCCATCGCCGCGGCAGTTATTAAAAACATCAAGTAGGATTTAGGAGTTGGCGGTGAGTCTATCTAATACAGCAACACCGATCTATTACGGTGAATTCCGTGAGCAAGTTCGTCGGGGAAACATTCCTGTAAACTTGGAAGTCTCACTGGAGATGAATCGGATCGATGAACTCATCGCTAACCCGAATTTCTACTATGACGACCTTGCAGTAAATGGATTCATTGCGTTCTGCGAAAATGAACTAACACTTACTGACGGAACAGATCTACATCTACTCGACACGTTTAAACTTTGGTCCGAGGCAATCTTTGGTTGGTATCATTTCGAAGAACGAAGTGTATACGAGCCAGGTCCAGACAATCATGGTGGACGATTTGTCCGAAAGATGGTTAAAAAGCGACTAATCAAGAAACAGTACTTGATTGTTGCTCGAGGTGCGGCTAAGTCTATGTATGCCGAAGCAATTCAAGCATACTTCCTAAATGTTGACACATCGACCACGCATCAGATCACGACGGCACCGACAATGAAGCAGGCCGACGAGGTTATGTCTCCATTCAGGACAGCCATCACCAGATCCCGTGGTCCTCTGTTCCAGTTCCTCACGGAGGGATCACTACAGAACACTACTGGATCAAAAGCCAATCGACTTAAACTTGCATCGACCAAAAAGGGCATTGAGAACTTCCTTACTGGATCGCTACTTGAAGTTCGACCGATGCGAATCGATAAGCTTCAGGGTCTGCGGCCAAAGATCTCAACAATTGATGAGTGGCTCTCTGGAGACATTAGAGAAGACGTTGTTGGCGCCATTGAGCAGGGAGCTTCTAAGCTAGACGACTATTTGATCATAGCAATTAGCTCAGAAGGAACTGTTCGAAATGGTAGTGGCGACACTATCAAAATGGAACTGATGGACATCCTTCGAGGTGACTATATTGCGCCACACGTTTCTATCTGGCACTACAAACTCGACAATGTTGAGGAAGTAAACCAGCCTGAGATGTGGCCAAAGGCTCAACCTAATCTAGGTAAGACTGTTACGTATGAGACCTACGCTCTAGATGTTGAGCGAGCTGAAAAGGCGCCAGCTTCTCGTAATGATATTCTGGCAAAGCGATTCGGCCTGCCCATGGAGGGCTATACATACTTCTTTACTTACGAGGAAACCGAAGTACACCGTCCGGTTAAGTTCTGGCGGATGCCTTGTGCTATGGGCGCCGACCTTTCTCAGGGTGACGACTTCTGTGCTTTCACATTCTTGTTCCCACTTTCGAGTGGTTCGTTTGGCGTGAAGACGCTTAGCTACATCACTAATAATACATTGATGAAACTGCCTGGCGCTATGCGAATGAAGTATCAAGAATTCATAGATGAGGGAAGCCTTCAAGTTCTTGAGGGAACTGTTCTTGACATGATGGAGGTTTATGAAGATGTCGACCGATACATAGAGACTAATGAGTATGATGTTCGAGCATTTGGTTTCGACCCGTATAACGCTAAAGAGTTTGTAACTCGTTACGAGCTAGAGAACGGTCCATACGGAATCGAAAAGGTTATTCAGGGTGCTCGCACTGAATCAGTTCCACTTGGCGAACTTAAAAAACTGAGTGAAGTACGCATGCTGATTTTTGATCAGGATCTAATGTCGTTTGCTATGGGTAATGCTGTAACCATGGAAGATACTAATGGTAACCGCAAACTCATGAAAAAACGTCAAGACGCAAAGATCGATAATGTTGCAGCAATGATGGACGCGTACGTTGCATACAAAGCAAATAAGGATTCATTTGACTAATCAACATTACGGAAGGGAGGTGGCTTATGGCATCACTTATGAACAAACTTAAACATGGTTGGAACGCATTTAACGACAACCAGGATATTGAGTACGTTAATCGTACAGTTGACTATGGTAATAACTATAGTTCACGCCCCGATCGACGACGTAGTTCATCGTCTAACGAACGCTCAATCGTTTCTGCAATTCTTACGCATATTGCAATGGACGTTGCAACAATTGATATTAAACACGTTCGACTTGACGACAACGATCGGTTTGTTGAGGGTATTAACAGCGGGCTAAATAACTGTTTGACTATCGAAGCCAATATTGACCAGGCGGCACGTCATTTTCGACAAGATCTAGTGATGTCCATGTTTGAACACGGAGTTATTGCTGTAGTGCCAATTGATACCACACTGAACCCAATTCAGACTGGTGGATACGACATCAACACCATGCGTATTGGTGAGATTATATCCTGGCATCCACGACACGTTAAGGTTCGTGTCTACGATGATCGACCCGGACAGGGTAGAAAACGTGAACTTACGCTTCCCAAGGATATGGTTGCGATC